GGACATCGACCAATGGGGATGCGCGGTCGGCTTCCTGCCCATGCTCCTGATCGAGAACGCGGCAATGACCAACCGCGCCGGAGCGGCGATGGAATCGTTCCGCAATGAGATGGTTGCCGGCGTCATCGAAGCGGTTGGGCAAGCCGCGCAGAGCGCTGAAAGGCTGATCGGCGCGCGATCTGGGGACTGATAGCTCCCCATGGCCACACTCTACGGCCTCGGAGGTTATGCCCAATATCCTTGGGCATCGATCATCTCCAGCGCGATCAACGACAGTGTCTCCTTTACGGGCGTCGCTGGCGTCGGTGTCGCCGGAACGATCACGCCACAGGTCAGCGTCGGTCTAACCGGTGTCGCCGGCATCGGCGTCGCCGGCTCGATCAAGAGCGGTGTCTCGGTCAACATCACCGGTGTTTCCGGAACGGGCCAAGCCGGCTCGATCACGGCGAACCCGCAGAAGCCTCTTACTGGCGTCTCCGGTACCGGTACCGCCGGCTTCCTGACGCCATTGGTGCAGCCGAACCTGCTCGGCGTCCAAGGTATCGGCACCGCCGGCATCTTCACCGCGTTTGTCGAGCCGGGAACGCTGCAAGGTGTCGCGGGCGGCGGCGTTGCCGGCCTGCTCACCTTCCCGTCCGTTGCGGGCCAGCCTCTCGGTGTTGCCGGCGTCGGCGTCGCTGGCATCATCACGATCTCCGTCTCCGGAGGCGGCGGCAACAGGCCGCTGGAGGAGACAGAGGAGGCGAAGCGGCGCGATCCGCGGCTGCGCACCGGGCTCCTGCCGCTCAAGAAACGGCCGACGCCACCGAAGGCGGAGCCAGAGCCTGACCCGCTGCCGCCGTTCCCCGATCTGCCGCCGCCGCTCGTGCCGTCTGCCGAGCCGCCGAGGATCGAAGCCCCGACTTCCGCGCTGTCGATCTTCGAGCAGATCAGGCGCGACGTGCTCGATGCGCGCGACCAGAGCGACATCGAGCGTTTGCTGAACGCTCACGATGAGGACGAGCGCGACATCGCCGACATCGATGCGATCGTCGCCATGCTCGATTGAGAGAGAGTACCGAGTGCCATCACATAGTCAGATGATCGCGATGCAGAGGCTGATGGAAGCCTCCGCCTCGCTGGAACACCAGTTCGATCGGGACGCCTACAGGCGTCCTGTTTTGTTTCTGCTGAAGAAAGCGCGCGAGCAGGCCGTCGAGGCCTTCGATGCGCTTGTCTACAAGGTCGATCCCGCCGATGGCGCGATGGTCCGGCAGCTTCAGCATGAAATCCGCCGCTACGACGATCTCGTGGACTGGTGCCGCGAGATCATCAGCGAAGGGAAGGAGGCCGAGCGCTTCCTCAAGGAGGCCGACATCGCAGAGTTCGCCCGCGCCGTCGTCGACCCCGACAATGCAGATGATGTGAATGCCGCGGGCGGTACCCAAGAGGACACCTATGCCGACCGCTGAAGAAATCGCCGCGTCAAAGGAAATCCAGGGCATGGAGGGCCAAGCGCGCCAGCAGCCCATGGATGATCAGGGCAATCGCGCGCCTGATCCGCGCACCGACCCGATCAATGATCTCGCAGGCCCGCCGGAGGGCGATCCGGGCCCGCAGGGCAACAACGATGACGGCGACAACCAGGGCGGCCCAAGAGGCCGCCCTAAACCTATCTACATGTCGCCGTCGGACGAGATGCGCGCCAACATCGCCAAGCGCTTCAAGCGCGACGAGGAAGGCAACGTCCCCTACAACGGCGACCCGAACGACCCGGAGATGCAGTACGGGAAGTTCGGCCGCGCGCCGGAGCCGGAAGCCGATCCGCAGGATGAGCCGCCGATCCGGCAGCAAGACCCCGCGCCGCAGCCCAAGATGTACACCATCAAGGTGCGCGGCAAGGAATTGACCTTGACCGAGGATGAGGTTCTGGCGCGCGCCGCGAAGGTGGAAGCCGCCGATTCCTATCTCGAAGAAGGCCGCCAGCTCCTCGAGAGCGCGCGCGCCATTCGCAAAGACAACGGGGAGCGTGCCCCCACCGACCCTCACCGCCCCGAGGGAAGGATCAACACGCAAGACGGCCTATCGGACCCGACCGGCCAGGGCGATCCTCAACACCCCGAGGATGAGCTTGAAGGCGCGATCGAGGAAGTCCGGTATGGAACGGACTCGAAGGAAGCGGCGCAAAAGCTGCGTCAGGTGATCTCGAAGGAGGCCGACAAGGCCGCCGACGAACGCCAGCTCAAGAGGCTCATTGGTAACGACAACGCCAAGTCGACCAAGGCCATGAAGGCTTTCATCGAGGCCAACCCCGATCTCGCCAACGATCAAATCGCGTCTCAGGTCATGGAGCAGCAAATCTACTCCATCCAGCGCGAGGAGTTGAAGGCGATGGGGATCGACGAGGCGAAGCTCCCCAAGGACAACCGCGCCCTCGCCCAATGGCATCAATTCCAGCGCATCCACGGTCATCCCGTGTCGTCGCAGGAGGAGATCCTGAACAAGGCGAAGGACCGGTTCGTCAGATGGAAGGGCGGCGTCTCGCCGCAGCCGCAGCCGCGAAAGGAAGCACCTCGCGTTGAGGTGAATGTCAACCGCGATGCTCGGCGCGCGCAACTGCCGAACCAGCCGACGCGCTCCACGGCCCCTCCGCCAACGCAAACGCGCCAGAACACCACCGGGCAACCGGCGGATCGTTCGAGCGTGATCGCGAACATGCGGAAGGCCCGCGGCCAGATCGTCGCCTGATCCACCACACCATCATCATCCATACACGGAGCTACCCATGACCGGGCAATTGTGGTCGGTGGCGACCGAGGGCGGATATATGTATTCGAACGAGCTTTCGGATACGCTCCGCATTCAGGTCCAACCGCTGACCAAGTTTCGCCAGTTGTGCGACGCCCAGGACGGCTCGAAGAAGGGCCTCAACCGCGGCGATCAGTACTACTGGAACGTCTACTCCACCATCGGCCAGCAGGGCCGGCGGCTCTCTGAAAACAACCCGATGCCGGAATCGGGCTTCACCGTCCAGCAGCACAGCTTGACGGTGTACGAGGCCGGCAACAGCGTGCCGTATACCGGCAAGCTGACGGACCTCGCCAAGCACGACGTCGTGTCGATCATCGACAAGACGCTCAAGGACGATGCTCGAAAGTATTTCGACATCGAGGCGTTCTTGCAGTTCAAGAACACGCCGCTGCGTGCCGAGCCGGCCGGTGGTAGCTCCACCACCGCCATCAACCTCGACACCAACGGCACCGCCTCGGTGACCAACAACGTCGCGTTGGGCACGGGCCACGTCAAGGCGATTGGCGACACCATGAAAGAGCGGAACATTCCGCCCTACATCATGGACGACTACGTCTCCATCAGCCACCCGTCGACGTATCGCAGCTTCAAGAACACCCTGGAGACGCTTCACCAGTACACCGAGACTGGTTTGGCGCACGTCTTCAACGGTGAGATCGGGCGCTACGAGTCGTTCCGGTTTGTCGAGCAGACCTTCATTCCGAAGGGCGGCGCGGCGAACTCGACCACCTATGACCCGTGGAGCGGCACCGCCGCGGCATGGGCGAATGCACAGTCCTCCTGGGCTGTGTTCATGGGTGGCGACACCGTCACCGAGGCGATCTGCGTGCCGGAGGAAATCCGGGCAAAGCTGCCGGGCGACTACGGTCGTTCGCGCGGCATCGCGTGGTACTACCTCGGCGGCTTTGGCCTCGTCCACACCGACGCCCTGAACGCGCGCATCGTGTTCTGGGACTCGGCGACCTGAGGAGGAGCACCAATGACGTTCTACAATGAACTTTCGAGCCGGGAGCGTTACTTCATCCCGGCTTGGGCTTTCGGTGGCGGCACGGTGTCGAAGGCCTTGCAGGGCCCGCCCGGCAAGATGGGCATGGTGCGCGACATCATCGCCACCGTGACCACCGCCATGGTCGGCACCACCACCGTTCCGGAGCTGCGTGTCGGCACGGCGGCGAGCGACAACTCGTTCGCTCGCTGGCTGATGGGCACCTCGGCAACCGCCGGCTACGGCACCGGCATCTATCGCGCCCGTTCGCTCTGCACCAATGCGCAGGGCCGTACTGGCTCGAAGGCAATGCAGCTTCAGGACTTTGCCCACCACATCGAGCTGGAAGGCAACGATGGCTCGGGCACCGTCTCGACTGCGGCCGACGCCAACGGCTTCGCCTACCTGCCTGCCGACACCGCGTTCTACATCACCGGCGTTGCCGGTACCGGTGGCGCGCCGGCCGGTACCGCCGACGTGATCGTCGACATCGACTGGTTCTAACAACATCGCTCGGCGGCGGGGCAACCCGCCGTCGTGTCCCCTCGAAATAAGGGAGGGCTTCATGCCCTTGTATCCTTATGGCGGGATCTACGCTCCGTTCGGAGAAGCCCGCCGCAACCAACCGGTTGATCTCAAGCCTGCCAACCCGCTGCCGGAGAACCGCATGTCCTCCAGCACCGGCGACGCGGGCCTTGACGGTTACTCGGTGCTTTCGCGCGCTGATCGGTACACCGGCCAGCGTCCTGACATCAACGGTCGCCCCGAATATTGGGGACCTCGACCAGAGGAGAACTGAAGCATGGCGAGCGGTTCGAAAACCCGCAACGTCTTCACCGAGGAGAACATGGGGACCGGCAAGTCGTCGGGCATCGTGGACTCCAAGGGTCGCGTGGATGGCCAGACGATCAAGATGGCCTATCCGCAGGACAACCAGCACGGCCTGCGGCTCGAAAATGAGCGCGGCGGTCCCGTGCGCGGCGGCGTGACCAACCTCGAGCATTCGCTCAAGGGTGCGTCCGCCGTTCAGGACGGTCCCGGCGCCGCCGGTGCTGTCAAGCACACCCGTATCAAGGACCACTGAGTAATCGCCCATGTCAGCATCTGTACCCGCAACCAAACTGCGCATGGATCGGTCGCGTGCGTTCTCGACCATCCACGGCGAACGTCCTCCTGGGGACAGGCATCAATATGCCCACTTCCAGCAGGACGGCATCCACTTCGACGCCCACGGCCTGCACATCGATGAGTTGATCGATGACGAGAAGACCCGAGCCCTCGTGGAGCGGCGTCTGAAGCGGCAGGCCAAGCTCGCGCCGAAGGAGGACGCGGCTGATGCTGGCGATGGCGATGATGATGAACTCGATCCGGCCCCTGCATCCGGGGCCGGATCGGACCCCTCGGACGTCAATCTCGAAGCGTGGCTCCGGGGCGAGGTCAAGTATCCTTGGTTCAGCATCACCAAGCTCGTTCGCGAGCGCTATAGCCAGAACATCACCAAGCTTGTCGACATGATCGAGTTCCTCGTGGAGGACGAGAAGATTGTCCCCTTCAACGAGCTTGATCCCGAATACGCCAAGCTCCTGAAGCCGGCGGCCTGATAGCCAATGGCAATGTCGTACTCCAGCCTCATGGGGAGCAAAGGCTCCCCTGGGGCCATTGCCACATGGGTGGCCTACAACAACATCGACACCCAGACCATCCTCGACGAGGCGCAGGCGCTGATCTACCAGTCCCTGCGCACGCGCGAGATGCGCACCGTGTTCACCTTTGGCCTGTCCGTCGGCCAATGCAGCGTTGCCCTGCCGCCCTACTTCCTCGATCCGATCGGGCGCGTCATCGACAACAACGGCGTGCAATACCGCCACCGGAGCGAGGCCGAGATCATCGATCGCCGCACCTATCAGGCGGCCACCGGCGGCACGCTCGGCACCAACCCGTTCACCAGCGGCGCGCAATATTCGAGCACGCTGAACGTCAACATCCCGAACCATGGCCTGACGCAGGGTTCGGACGTCACCTTCCCGGCCGGCGTTCCGGCCGTCGACGGCATCAATATCGCCGGCATCACCTTCCCGGTCACGGCCATCATCGACACCAACAACATCACCATCACCTCGCCGAACGAGGACCAAGCCGCCACGGGCAACGTGACCGGCGGCGGGACCGGCGTGACGTGGACCGGCAACATGCTGAACGAGGCGACGGCCTCCGTGTGGTCGATCTTCGATGAGGCGATCCAGTTCGATTGCGCGATCGTCCAGGCGATCCAGTGCCGCCTGCTCTGCTTCCGCTCGAAGCCCCTGCTTTCGACGAGCAACCCGACCAACTTCCTGACCAGCCGCTATCCGCAGATCATCCGCGTTGCGACCAATGCGTCGGCCGCAGCGTACATGAAGGATGACGACGAGGAGCAGAAGTGGCTCGGCAAGCTTTCGCAGCTCATCGAGGCGACCAACGCCGAGAGCGACCTGATCTATCGCGGCGCTGAGTTCGGCACCGAAACGCCCGGCTCAAGCCACTTCTACGGGGGCCTTTAATGGCGTCTGATACCTACGGCTCGATCCTTGGCCTGATCCAGCAGGCCACGGGCAACAACAACAACTCCTGGGGCGTGACGTTCAACAACTCGTTCGCCACGCCGGATGAGCGCGCCATTGCCGGCGTGAACACGATCACCACTGCCGGCGGCACGCTTGATCTGTCCACCACCGTTCCCCCGGCCGGCTTGCGACTGGACATTGACGCAGTCCAGCTCGTGACCAGCACGCTGACCTCCGACCTCACGATCAAGGTTCCGAACGTTTCCAAGACGTGGTGGTTCATCAACCTTTCAAACAACGCCTACAACGTATTCGTTCAGGTGCCGGGCGGCGTTTCACCCAGCGGGCTGAAGCAATTGCCCTATGGCAAGAAGATTGCCGTCATCTGTGACGGCGCCGGCAACCTGTACCGCACTGATGCCCACGATGTTGGCACGCTCGTCCACTCTGCCGCCACCAGCGCACCACAGGGCACACTCGTCTGCAACGGCGCCTCGCTGCTCCGGACCGAATATCCCGATCTGTACAATGCGATCGGCACGACCTGGGGATCGGTGGACGGCTCTCACTTCACGCTGCCGAATTTTCAGGACACCAACCGTTTCCTGCGCGCTGCCGGTGGATCGGGCCCTGCGGTCGGCACATATCAATCGAACCAGAACCAGTCGCACACCCATACTCAGGCGAGCGGCACGATCAGCGGCACGACCGACAGCCAAGGGTCGCACTCGCACTCCGCCAGCTCTTCGGATTCCGGCCACACCCATAGTTTAAGCCCAAATCCGCAGGGATTGTGGGGCAGCGGCGGCAATGCCAACTTCGGGACCATCGGCGGCGCTGGCGTTAGCGCCGGGACCGTCGCTGTGGGATACGCTAACGTCTCGACATCGATCGGCGCGGCCGGTGCCCATACGCACAATGTCTCTGGATCGGCGACGGTCACCCTCAACAGCCAGGGCGGCACCGAGGCGCGTCCTGAGAGCGCAGCCGTCCTGATCTGCATCTGCTACTGATGGCCCAGCTCGAGGAAATTGTCATCTCGCCACCCCCCGGGGTGGTGAAGGTCGATTCGCTGCGCGAGATCGAGGGCCGCTGGTCCGACACCTCGAATGCTCGATTTGTGAAAAAGCTGCCGCAGAAGATCGGCGGCTGGGTCAAGGGATTTACGACCGCGACCAACGGCGTGCCGCGCAGTCACCATGCTTGGCGGGACACCGCCTTCAACCCCTATTACGCCGTCGGAACCTACATCAAGCTCTACTGCTACGACACGAGCGGCGCCCAGAACGACATCACGCCGTTCCGCGCGACGGGCACGCTCGGCACCAACCCGCTGACGGTGCAGTCCGGATCGAATGTCGTGCAGGTCGCGCACACTGCGCACGGGCTTTCGGTAGGCGACCTGATCAATATTGCCGGCGCTACGGCGGTTGGGGGCATCACCCCGAATGTGTCGGAAACGCCGGTCAATTCCGTCATCGACTCGAATACCTATACCTATTTGTTCAGCTCGAACGCCAGCTCGAACGCGACCGGCGGCGGCAGCTCCGTCACCTATCAATACGAGGTGCCCGTCGGCGTCGAGCTTGGCACCTATGGCTATGGCTGGGGCGTCGGTGGCTGGGGCCTCGGCACATGGGGCACGGCGCGCTCCTCCTCCACCATCCAGATCGAGCCGCGCGTCTGGTCGCTCGACCATTTCGGCGTCTACCTGATCGCCGGCTACAACGGCGGCTCGGTCTATTACTTCGATCCGACGCAAAACGAGCCTTGGCCGCGCGCACAGTTGGTCGACTCGAGCGCACCCACCAATGTGCGCGCCCTCTTTGTCACCAACGAGCGCTTCATCTTCGCGCTCTTGACGGGCATGCAAGTCGCGTGGCCAAGCCAGGGCACGTTGAACGTCTGGACGCCGGCCGTCGGCAACACCGCGAACGTCCGCACCCTCACGGAGGGCACCAAGCTCGTCGCGGGCCGGGTGCTCGCCGACTTCCAGTGCATGGTGTGGTCGGATGCCGCGGCGTTCCTGTTCCAGTATACCGGCTCGACCTATGTCTACTCGTCGAGCATGGTTGCCAAGGACTGCGGCCTGCTTGCGCCGAACGGTGCCGTGACCGTTGCTGGCGTCGCCTACTGGATCGGGCAAAACAACCTCTGGACCTATAACGGTTCAGTCTCGCCGATGCCGAACGTCGAGGACATCCGCAAGTGGATCTACGACCAGCTCGACATCAACATGGGCTACCAGTGCAACGCGCAATACGTTGCCACGTACCATGAGGTTTGGTTCTTCTTCACCGCGTCGGGGCAGACCTCGCCGTCGTTCGGCGTGATCTATTCGATCAACGAGCAGTGCTGGGCGCCGCTCTATTGGGGCCGTGCCGGCGGAACGCACTTCACCCAGGGCGACACCCGACCCTACATGGGCGACGCCTCCACCAACCTGATCTTCCAGCACGAGAACGGGCTGGATGCGAACGGCGTGGCGCTGCCCTACTACTTCACGCTCGCGCCTTACAGCGTCACCAAGGGCGGCGGCCAGAACTACTTGGTCGAATATCTCGTCAATGACTTCAAGGATCAGGCCGGCAACGTCACGCAGACATTGCAGGCCTATGACCGGATCGACAACCCGACGGTGTTCGACAGTTCGACGATCACGATCTCGCCGACCGATTCCGAACCGACGGAGCCCCGAATCTCGGGCCGCTACGTCGCGCTCACGATCGCGGGCTCCTCGCTCGGCTGCTACGCGCGCCTCGGCGAGCCGGTTGTGTTCATTCGCAGAATGGGACGGCGCGTCGGATGAGGAAGATCAGCCAGCCGCAGAGCATCCAGGGCATCGATCCGCAGATTCAGAAGCTGTTCAACCTGATCTTTGCCGCCTCGCGCGATGCCGATCTCGTCGACATCGCGCAGGGCTACACCATCACGGGAACCTTTACGCAAACGAGGAACCTCAATGTCACGTCGCCGACGCTCGCGAACATCGCGGCAGTCCTTGCAACCCTCCTCCTCGATTTCCAGCAAGGCGGACCAAACCGCACAAGCTGACCTGTTCATCCGCTATGCGCAGAACGATGACGATGTGATTGCGATCCATCGCTTTCTGCTCGTCGTCGCGCGCCCTGCCCTGCTTGCTCCGGTCAACGTCGTGAAGAGCCTTCAGGAGGTGATCCGGGTCACGAAAGAGGAGGTCGCGCTCATGGCAATGCGCGGCGACATGCTTGTCGGCACGCTCGGGCTGATCAAGCCAACGTGGTGGTATGGGGATGACTCTTTCCTCACCGACCGCTGGAATTTCGTCGTCGAGGCCGAGAAGAACGGCGAGGCAGGCCGCCTGCTCGATCAGGAGGCAAAGGCGATCGCGCGCGCGGCCGGATTGCCATTCATCAATCAGGGGAAAGTCCGTCGCTCAAAAGATGGGGATTACTTGATGATGCCGCGCCTCTGGATTCCCGAACCATCTATCTACACGCCTGAAGGGAGCGCCTGATCATGTGCTTCGGCAACGAAACCACCGACACGCAAACCAAGACGGCTACGGCAAACCCGGCAGTCGCTTCCGCTGCGACGAACAATCTCAGCTACGTCCAGAATCTGGAGAATGCCGGCTTCCAGCCGTACACCGGCCAGCAGGTTGCCAACTTCTCGCCGTTGCAGAACGCCTCGTTCAACATGACGGCGGGGATTGCCAACAACGGCACCGCTCCGCAGGCAACGAGCCTCATCGATCAGTATGCGAGCGCGCCGGCCGGATCGGTCACGCCGGAGACGATCTCCTCGCAGATGTCGCCCTACATGAACCAGTACGTCATGCAGGCGCTGGCTCCGCAGCTCCAGCAGATGAACATCCAGAACGCGGCGACGAACGCCGCGACCGATGCCCAGGCGACGGGATCGGGGGCCTTCGGCGACGCGCGCACCGGCATCGAGCAGGCCAACAACCAGTTCAACCAGAACGTCCAGCGCGAGGGCGTGATCGGCAATGCCTACAATCAGGCCTTCAACACCGCGATTGGCGCTGGCGCGCAGGATGTGGCCAACAATCTGACCGGCCAGACCACGAACGCGAACCTGATGGAGCAATCGCTGCAACGCGCGCTCGGCGGGGCGAATGCGCTCGAAGGCCTCCAGAACCAGCAGCTCGGCGTGGCCAATGCCGAAAACACCATGGGCCAGCAGCAGACGGCGCAGAGCCAAGCGCAGCTCACGGCGGCCTACAACCAGTGGCTCATGAGCCAGCAGTACCCGTTCCAAGTCGCCGGCCTGTTGAACAACACGGTGCAGGCGGGTGCGCAGGCCATGCCTGCCTCCACCACCACTGTCGACCAGAAGCCGGACAATTCGGGCCTTTCGCTGCTCGGCAGCATCGGCGGCAGTCTGCTCGGCAATTCCGGCTTCGGCTCCGCGCTCGGCACCGCCTTGTTCGCCGCATCCGACAGGGATCTGAAGGAGGACATCGTTCAGGTCGGCGAGATGCACGATGGCACGCCGATCTACTCCTATCGCTATTTCGACGACCCGGAGAACGTCACCCGCATCGGCCTCATGGCGCAGGACGTCGAGAAGCGCACGCCGGAGGCCGTCAAGGAGCTTTGGCCGGGCGGCGCCAAGGTGGTGGATTACAGCGCTGCGACCGCCCTTTCGCGCGCTCTTGCGATGGCGGCTTAACCCATGGCTGGATTGTTCGATTGGCTGAGTGACGCTTCCGCGATGTTCGGCGGCGGCGGATCGACGGACACGCCTCCGCCGATGCCGCCGGTGCAGCCGCTCGACACTGCGCCTCCGACCGCGCCGAGCACCGCTGCCGGCATGCCGCCGGTCCAGCCTCTCGACATGACGACCGGGCCCGGTACTGCCGGGCAGGATGCCTCGGCCCTGCCTCCGCCAGGAGCCGTCCCGCTGCCGCGGCCGCGGCCGGCGGCGGCCGATGCGGCCCCGGTGCCAGCTCCGGCTCCCACCGCCCCTCCCGGCCCTCCCCTCAACATCGCGCCATCGGCGCCGGCGGCGCCGCCGCCCTCGAGCATGCCTGCGCAAACATGGCTCGGCCGCGCGCTCGGCATCACCCCTGATCAAGCCGGCCAGCAGGGCCAGCAGATCGCCGCAGGCCTTGGCGCCGGCCTGAAGGCCATCGGTCAAGGTGCGGGTGTCGGCCAAGGTAAATTCGCGGCGTTTGCGGGCGGCATGGGCAACGCTATGGAGGGGGCCAAGGCCGCTGCCGACAAGCAGCAGAAGCAGGCGGCCGACTACCTGAAACAAGCGATCGACGCGAAGAAGGCGGGCGACGAGGCCGGCTACAAGCAGAACTATCTGCAATACCTCGCCGCGAAGCTGAAGGCCGACACCGACAAGGCGGCGAGCTCTACGGCCGCGAACAAGAACGACACCCCGACCCAGCTCTATCTCTCGGCGCAGCGGCTTGTGGAGCCTGATCGCAAGGCGATGAACACCGAGTTGCAGCAGATGCGCAAGGACGGCGCGGATCCTGCGGCGATCGCCAAGCGCCAGGCCGAGCTCGATGCGGAGATCAACGCCAAGCTCGCCAACCATTACGCGACGCTGGGGATTCATCCGCAGACCGCGGCGCAGATCGCCCAGCAGCCGGGCAACAGCCTGGAGAACCCCGTCGATGCCGGCAAGCTCGGCATCACCAAGGACAACATCGGCCAGAGGCTCCAGCCGGGCCAGTATTTCCGCAACCCATCTGACGGGAAAATCTACCGCTACAAGGGCAAGGGCGATGCGGGCAAGGGCGCTCCCGGCAAGCCCACGTCTCCGGAGCCTCCGAACCCGATGCAGCCCTACAAGACCCCGCTCGATTCGAACGCGCAGGCCTCCGCGGCGGACCTGTCGTCGGAAGGTGATGAGGACTGATGGCTCTCGACGATAGCATCTTCGGCGGCACGCCGGCCGAACAAGTCGCGTCCGACATCGCGGAGCACTATCAGCCCGCCGACGGCCAGCCGCTCTCCTCCGATCCCGGCGCGCTGTCGATGCGCCTTGCGCGCAAGCTCTCCTCTACGCCGTTTCAGGGCGTTGATTTCGACAAGGTGCTTCAAAAGCCGAAGAAGGAGGAGAAGGCTCCGGACCTGTCGTCGTATGGCGAGAAGGTGCCGCAGCCCTCGAACGATGATCTCTCCTCGTTCGGCGAGGAGGTGAAGGAGCCGGAGCAGCCGAAGCCGGGCCTCGGCCTGAGCGGCAATCTCGCGGCCATGGGCAAGGGCCTCGTGCGCGGCGCTCCGGAGCAATTGGGTTCGATCGCGCAAGGCTCCGCTGCGCTCAACCAGCCGAAGCTTGAAGCATCGGGCATGGACCTGATCGACGAGCTGAAGAACGTCCCTGCCATGTCGCCGGGCGACCGCGCCAAGCTTGTCGGGCGCGCGCTGCGCACCTTCAAGGACCGCGCCTCGCAGATGGACTACAACGCCGCCGTCCAGCGCATCGCGCGCGGCGGCAACGCGGCGGACGAAGCGGACGCCTTCCAGCGCAAGTTCACCGGCTCGATCGAGGGCTCCGATCTCTATCAGCGCGGCAAGGCGCTGAAGGAAAGCGTCGATCAGGCCGTCCCGATGAGCGACGAGGAGAAGGCCTCGATCGGCGGTCAGGTCGGCACCGGGATCTCCGGCGTTGCTCCCTATCTCGCAGCCGGCGCGGTCAACCCGGCGCTCGGCATCGGCCTGGGCGCCGCCGGCATGGGCCTGTCGACCGCTGGCGACATCTTCGCCGACGCCAAGAGCAAGGGCGCCACCGACGAGCAGGCCGCGCACGCAGCCGGCTGGGGCGGCGCGATCGGTGCAGCACTCGGGGCCGCGCCGATCGGCGTGGTGCTCAAGCCCGTCTCGGCCGCAAGCTCGAGCACGAAGGCGTGGCTGGCGGCCAAGCTCGTCCAGGCAGCGCAGAGCGGCGTGACGTTTGCGAGCGTTGGCGAGGCCCAGGAGTACCTGCTCGACAAGCTCGTCAAGGAGCAATACGACCCGAACGCCGGCTACTCCTTCGACGCCAAGCGCGCGATCGCAGGCCTCATCACCGGCGCTATCGTCGGCCCCTTCCATCCCCTCAAAGACCGCGACCTGTCTTCGCCAGAGGCGATTGCAGACTTCATCCAGCGCGCCGCGCGCGCCGGCAGCTCCACCGGCCGCACGCCGGAGGAGGAAGCCGCCTTCCAGCGCGGCCGGCAGACCCGCAGCGACATCGACGAGTTCCTGCGGCAGAAGGACCAGCAGGAAGCAGGCAGTCGCCCGGCCCTCCCCGCGCCGGAAGCTGGCACCCCCGAGGCCCCCACAGGTGGAGAACCTGTCCCCCCCAAGTCCCCCACAGGTGGGGAGCATGCACCCACCACCGAGCAGACCGAGATCGAGGGCCTGAAGCGCCACGGCTGGACCGAGGAGGAGATCTCGGAGATGTCGCCGGCCACCCGGCGGCAGTTCTTTCAGGAGGCAATGGCGACCGGCCAGGGCGAGCCGCCGCAAGGTGCTCCGGAGACGCCCGCAAGCACCTCTGAAGCACCTCCCGTCAATCCGACGCCCGGCACGCGCGAAGCGCCGATCCGCCCCGAAACGGGCGCCGATGTTTTCCATGCGCAGGCCGCAGAGCCGACCCCCGCGCAGGCGCTTGCTGGGAACTACCAGCACGCGCATATGGAAATCGAGCACCTCGGGCTCACCGGCCGGAACTCGATCTCGATCGAGACCGGCGCGGGACAGGTACGCAAGGGCGTCGATGAGGACGGGAACGAGCACGAGAATGTGCTGCCGTTCCCCTACGGTTACATCAAGGGCACCAAGGGTGCCGATGGTGAACCGCTTGATATTACGGTCGGGCCGAACCCCAAGAGCCCGCATGTCTTCATCATCGATCAGCACAAGAACGATGGCTCGGGCTTTGACGAGCACAAGATCCTTGCGGGATTCGACACTCCACAAGAAGCGCTGACTGCATACGGCGCCGCATACGATGATCTTGGCGGCAACCGCATCGGCCACGTCACGGCGATGACGCCCGACCAGTTCATCGAATGGCGAAAGGGAGATACGACCAAGCCGTTGAAAAAGACCCTCTCCAAAGAGGAGATCGGGAGCCTATTTGACGAGATTGTCGGTTCGGCTGATGCGGAACAGACGGGGGAAAAAGGCGGGGAGCCTGTAAACACTTCGCAAGAGTCGTCAGGCTCCCCGCAGTTGCCGCATGCCCGGTCGGACGGGGGCCCGTCGCCCGAGCATACGGGGGCTGAATCCGGCGAGATTGGGGATCGAGAGCCGCGCGAGGGCGAAGTTCTCCCTCCGGGCCGGCTCCGCGTCGAGCCAACGCAGGAGCACCACGATCAAATTGAGGCAGTGCTCGGTGCGGATTATCATCACGTTTTGCCGGTTGATGCTTCCCGTGCCGCGGAGATTCTTGCAGAAAATCCGGGCATTACGCCGCAATTGGCCTTCCAGTATGCGGTGATCGAAAACGCCGCGGAACAAAATTTCCTTACCCACCAGCAGTTGGAGCAGGTTTATGGCCCGGAAGTCAAGGCACTACTGGAGCCCAGACGCGAAGGGGCACCTGTCGGCGGCGAGCCTGTTGAGCAAAACGGCACCACATCTCACCAAGAGCCCACCATTGGTGGCGCGGAAACTGGCGAGCTTCCGGGCCGCGGCGAGGCTGGCCCACCAGAGCCAGCCGAAGGCGCCACCAAAGGTGAACACGGTGAACAGCATGACACCACAGGCGGCGAGCCCAACCCCAAGCGCAAAGCCGGTGGTGCAGCCGCTGAAGAAGGCGCCGGTGGCGCCGAAGATGCCGACAACACCGAAGTAGCGCCGAGCGAGCAGCAGCCCAAGAACAAGATCGAGGACGTCGGCGAGAAGATCGGCGGCGCGCGCAAA